GTACAATATACGAAACGTTCATCTGTCTCTAATAGTTTTTGACGTAGATCATTAATAAACGAAGATGGGGGAAGAATGTCATCATGGAATGTACATACATGAAATATCTCATCAATCTTTCTTTCTTTTGACTTTTGCATATACTTGTAGCATCCATAAATGGCCGTACCGGTACCTTTGTCTTCAGTTTGGTGAATAACATATTTTTCGTAATTATGCTTACAGTTTAGGGTATGAACTTTGGAAAATACTTCTGAATCTATTGATGTTTTTTGGACAGAATCTTTGAAACGCTTGTATGTAGAACATACATTGATAATAACATGTTTCACAGGAATAGACTGACTTTCTAGAGAAGATATCATCTCAATTACGAATTTAAACCTCGTTGGAATTGTGGCTATCGATATAATCACGGGTTTCTTTCTATTAATGGAACGCCGAGACACTAAAGTTCTATGATTGCTGCTCATTAGTTATTGTACGTATAGATATTTAGTATCTGAAATTATTTCAAAACACTTGGAGGCCTATATTTGTAAATATCTAAATCTGATTTTGTTGTCGGAAAATGTTCTCTGCTATAAATCTCTTGAAGTAACATCCATTCAAATAATCCACCTGTATAAATATATACCTTTGTGAATCCGTGCTTTTGTAATTGAAGTCTTTTGGTCTCAACAGTAGTGTCGTGTAAATTAAGTCCATATATAACAATCCTTGTATGCAATTTATTCGTATCAATCAGATGATTCATGTAGTTCTCCTCTCCATCCAACTTTATAGTGCGTAATATAAAACATTCGTGGGACGGTTTTAGTGTTGTAATAATAGTAGATGAAGTATCACGTAGAATATTTTGCATATCTTCAAATGTGATGTGATGCGCAAGTGAATTGGAATTTCCCATACAATGAATAAAAATATATTTTTAATTTCTATTCATTAGTCAAACTTAACTACTATTTCAACATCTTCCTTCTTGATACTTTTTGATGCTAATATACTTAACTCTTCTCTCTTCTTCCGTGTTTTATTATTCTTATCTATTTCGCGTTTCCTTGAATTACTATTCCTATCATTCATATCCTCTTCAATTTCATCATAGTGTTGATCGATATAGGCGATAACTTTGTTTTCAATAGCCCACTTGAAGAAATTGAGTTGTCCGATAGTAGTTTGAATAAAATTACCATTCTTATAAGGAATCTGAATCCTATCCCATCTGCAAAACGGGTCGAATCGTTTCTTAGAGTACGCTTTTAATTTCAATTTGTAATCATTGTATACTTTGAAACGTTTGCTCGTAGAATCTGTGTATATGGTATACACTGTATAATATTTTTTCGCATAATTTGTTGCAAACCAATCAACAATACGCAATGATGTCTTTGATTCACCATTTATAATCCCTAACATTTTGTCTATATTACTTGCATCGCCGTAAAATGACATCAAATTATCAAGAAGTAAACTATTTTGTGTATGATAACCAGAATTCATGATGAAGTATATCTCTAAATGTTTAAATGCTAATCCTCTTTATTACTTTTCACGATTTGTAGTTGTTTTGTAAAACGGTAAGCATCGGAGTTCATAGTCCGACGTCCCAGATTACATCCAAGACAAGATATCACTATATTAGAGGCGTTATGTCCTAAATCATTATTCAATCTCTCCAATGTCCATTGACAATCGTCATGTGATTTCGAATATATCATAAAAACGGATCCTTTACAGTAATAACACTTTAGTTTCGATTCTACCAACTTCCCTAAGACTTCTTCATATTGAATGAAAAATGCATCGTCATAACGTTTTGATTTCTTATCTTGTTGTGTGTAGTTTCTCAATTTAATCTTTAATTCTTTCTCAATCATATGACAAAGTGATAAATCTTCATCTTTCACGACACCCTTCACATCACCCTTCACATCACCATTTAAGTACATTAATTCAATCATATCTCGTTGTGTTGAATGGTTTAAAAAGTCATTAGGCACTTCTCGTGTAGATACGTGTTTTTTAGACTTTGTAGCCTTCTTAATTTGATATCTATGATGCTGACCTTGTATCTTTATCGTTCGATCATTATTTTCATGTATATCCATTGATGTATAGATGAAAATATTAAATTTGATGGATTACTGCAAATTGACCACTTAAGACCGTCTCTTCATAGTTTTGCTTCTCTTAGGACTCTTCTTTGACTTCGTAATGTTCTTTGCCTTACGACAAAAAGTACGTTTCGAACCTTTTGCAACTTTACATCCCTTCACCTTTTTACATGTGTTAGGCTTACTGACGCGTTTTCCTTTACAAAGTGATTTGTTCATATATATACTTACAACAAAATATAATTTTTAGATATAGTTTCTAAAGTATTTCTATAAGCAAGTGATATGAACAATCTCACAAAACGATACCGGTTCATTCTTGTACGTCACGGACAGTCAATATGGAATCGTGACAACAAATTTACCGGATGGAGTGATATACCATTGACATTGAAAGGGAAAAAAGACGCACTTGATATCGCATGGAGCTTACGCACAAATAATATTTATCCAACGCATATTTACACATCGGAATTGAAGCGGTCTGTAATGACATCGAATATAATTCGTCAAGTGTACATGCCAATTCATATACCACTGTCAACCACATGGAGATTAAATGAAAAATTTTACGGAACACTAGAAGGCGTTTCACGTGAATATATCAAAGAAAGATATGGAAGGGAATTTACTCGGAGAATGCGAACGGAGTATAACATGCCATTACCGGTTTTAGAAGAATCACAACAAGCTGATGTAGCAATTTACAGGTCAAATTATGAAAATAGCGAAGAGCAAAAAGCATATTTTGAAATGATTCGCTTCGGTGAAACAAAAATGCAATTATATCAACGAACTATTCCATATTGGATCAAACATATACATCCAAATTATGATAAACCACATTATTTGCCCCTCATCATTACACACAAACACACTGCTCGTGTAATCATGAAACATATCATAGGTATGAGTGACGAAACATTTGCGGAATATGACCTTCCAAAAGACACTGTATTGGATATCAATGTGGAACTAGGTAAATACAATAGATACGTCTTTGCTCAAGGTATACAATTTTGAAGTTTTACACAAAATTTAACTAATTTTCAATAAAATTGAAATAAATAATTAAACACGAATAACTATATACTATAATGGAGGCTATTTTATTACAATGTTATTTATCTAAGTTACAAAACACATGTTCGAGTCTTGGTATAGCACCAGATGCGGATGATAATCAAAATGACGAGGACGATGACACTAATGATTGTGAGTTATCGCCTCCGATGCAAACTGAATTCTTGGAGTTGTATACTTTGATGGTATCAAGAAATGACGACACGTACTTTGTTGATTATATCAGAGAAACAATGTCTTGGTATATCGAATCTGATACACTACGATTAAGTTCCGAAAGCTTCGAATTAAATATGTATAACGACATTAAAGATTTGTGTAAAATATTCCTGGAACAAATCTGCGAACGTGCTGTGTCTCATGAAGTCTTTGAAATAGTGTATGCGTATTATTCAGCTAAAAGTGAACGAAAACTATATTCCATGACAGTCCCAAGACGTTCTTATAAAACTACATTCATACGACAATCGCCCAACGTGCCAACCATTCGTCAAAAGTTGGAATATATACAAAGCAAACCACAACCAGAACAACGAACGAGCGAATGGTACGAGTTTCGAAGAAATAAAATCAGCGCAAGTAACGCCTATAAAGCGTTCGAAAGTCAAAGTATGCAAAACCAATTAATTTACGAAAAATGTAAACCTAATACAATAAGAAGTGGCAATGTGAACACTGAGAGTGCTATGCATCATGGACAACGTTTTGAACCGCTGTCGGTTATGATATATGAACATAAATATGATACAAAAGTTGGCGAATATGGATGTGTTGCACATGATACATATGGATTCATTGCAGCGTCGCCTGATGGCATTAATATAGATCCTTCGAGCGAAAGATATGGAAGAATGCTGGAGATAAAGAATGTTGTCTCTCGTGTGATCACAGGAAACCCCAAAAAAGAATACTGGATACAGATGCAACTTCAAATGGAAACTTGCGACCTGAATGAATGTGATTTCTTAGAAACGAAATTTGTCGAATATGAAACAGAAGATGACTTCATTGAAGATTCAGTTCTTTCCGTAGATTACACAAACGAAGGATACCATAAAGGAGTATTCATTCAGTTTTGTAATCAGGAAAATCAACCTGTTTATGAATACGGAGATCTCTTAAAGAACACAATAGAAGAATTGGACCAATGGCGTGATGATGTCATCATTAGAAAACAAAAAGATGGTCTCGTATTTGTAAGGACCATATTTTGGAAACTGGAAGTATGTAGTTGTGTTTTAGTCTTACGCAATAAGTTGTGGTTTCAACACGCGATACAACAATTACGAGCTATTTGGGATGCAATTGAAAATGACCGTATTCATGGATTTGAACATCGTGCTCCTAAAAAGAAAATGCCAAAATGTAAGTCAGACATTATTCCAAAATGTTTGTTGAATATAGACGATCTGTTAAATAATGATGTTGTGGATAATACAACTAAAACAACTACAACCGATGATAATGCAAAAGAGTCTGGTCCTGTTCACACTAATTCATCTATTATGAGAATCAGGACTGAATCGATGGATGAAACCCAAACTCAAATGCATAAGGAAAATAAGAGTTGATTGAATGCTGGTTCCGTTCATAATTACATAGTTTCGATTTTCGTTTCAAATTGTTCATAAACTATAGGAATTTGATATTTTTCTAATTCGTATTTTGCATCTTTATGTTTCAAATCTTCATATGCAAAATAATACATAAACGCGATGGTACTGACAAATATCCCAATTAAGTAAGGTGTATCATTCTTCTTTACAAACTTCATATACTATACTTACATATTTTTCTCATTTTGAATTAGAATATTATTGTAAGAATACAGTTTAAATCTAATCTTTCTTAGAAGTATATGTCTGAGTATCACGATCAAAACAATACTACAAATGAAATGTGTGTTCGTAAAAGAAACTGTGAAATGGAAACAATCTCATTTGATAAAATATTACACAGACTACGTAAATTAGGAGGAAGTGATTTAACGATTCGATACAGTTCTCTTGTAATGAAAGTTATCGACCAGCTACATGACGGTATTGAGACTACAAAGATTGATGAATTGAGTGCACAACAATGTGCATCACAAAACACTACACATCCAGACTATGGTATTTTGGCAAGTAGGATTATTATATCGAACCATCAAAAAAATACACAGTCATCGTTCACACAAGTTATGAAGTCATTGTTTCATTTCAAAGACGTGCATGGCAATCAGTCCTCACTAATTGCAGAATCTTTATACAAAATTGTAGAAAAACATGGAACTGCTATTGATGAAATGATATGTGAAGAACGCGATTACTTACTTGATTACTTCGGATTCAAGACTCTTGAGAAATCATATTTATTTCGCATGAACAATACTATTATTGAGCGTCCTCAACATATGTGGATGCGTGTAGCGGTTGGTATCCATGGTGATGATTTGGATAATGTTAAAGAAACATACGACCTGATGTCGCAGAAATATTTTACTCATGCAACTCCAACATTATTTAATGCTGGAACGCCTCGTCCTCAATTAAGTTCGTGCTATCTTATTGCTATGGAGGATGATAGCGTTGATGGAATATATGATACGTTGAAAGATTGTGCTAAAATTTCAAAATATGCTGGGGGAATAGGACTCCACATACATAACGTGCGTGCATCAGGAACACATATACGTGGAACGAATGGCGTCAGTAATGGTATTGTCCCAATGCTACGAGTGTATAACAATACTGCAAGGTACATAGACCAAGGCGGTGGAAAACGAAACGGAAGTTTCGCCATCTATTTAGAACCATGGCATGCTGATGTATTCCAGTTTTTAGAAATGCGTAAAAACCATGGGGACGAAGAATTAAAAGCACGCGATTTGTTTTATGCTCTATGGATTCCCGACTTATTCATGAAGCGAGTACATGAAAACAAAGAATGGACACTTATGTGTCCTCATGAATGTCCAGGATTGAGTGATGTATATGGTAATAAATTCGATGAGTTGTATGAAAAATATGAAACACAGAATAAAGGAAAGCGAACAGTGAAGGCACGTGAATTGTGGTTTCACATACTAGATAGTCAAATGGAAACAGGAACACCATATTTATTATTCAAAGATGCTGCGAATAAAAAATCAAACCAAAATAATCTTGGCACAATTAAGTCAAGTAATTTATGCACTGAAATAATCGAGTATTCTGACGATAAGGAAACTGCCGTTTGTAATTTGGCATCTATCGGGTTATCCTCATTTGTCAACAAGAAAACTAAAAAATTCAATTATGAGATGTTACACAATGTAGCAAAGGTAGTAACTAGAAATCTAAATAAAATCATTGATGTTAACTATTACCCTACTGGTAAAACGGATGCATCAAATAAGAAACATAGACCAATCGGTATTGGTGTACAAGGATTGGCTGATGCATATTTCTTAATGAATATTGCATTTCATAGTGATAAAGCAAAAGAAGTCAATAAGTTAATATTTGAGACCATATATCATGGTGCACTAGAAAGCTCTTGTGAAATAGCAATGAAGAGAAGAGAAATGATAACCAAAAATATTATTGAGAAAGATGAATATGATTGTAGTGAAGTCTTGGGGGCTTATAGTTCGTTTGTTGGTTCTCCCCTATACAAAGGATACTTCCAATTTGATCTATGGAACGTGAAACCATCATCACGTTATGCCTGGGATAGCTTAAAAGAATTGGTTATCACACATGGGGTTCGCAACTCTTTACTTCTGGCTCCTATGCCAACAGCATCTACATCTCAAATCTTGGGGAATAATGAATGTTTTGAACCAGTCACGAGTAATATTTACAGTAGACGAACTCTTGCGGGGGAGTTTATTGTTGCAAACCAATATCTTATGCGTGAGCTAATGGAAATGGGCGAATGGAATGACGATATAAAGAATAATATAATCAGCAATCGTGGTAGTGTTCAGCAATTGACACATATACCTTGTGAAATCCGTGAGAAATACAAGACTGTTTGGGAGATTCCAATGAAACATGTTATTGATATGGCTGCTGATCGCGGAGCATACATATGTCAGAGTCAGAGCATGAATTTATGGTTGGAAGAGCCTACATATAATTCTTTGACATCTATGCATTTTTATAGCTGGAAGAAGGGTCTGAAAACAGGTATTTATTATTTACGCAGAAAAGCAAAACATCAAGCCCAGCAATTTACAATCTCGCCTTCACAACAACAAACAAACAATGATGAACCATGTGAGATGTGTTCAGGGTAATATGTATTCCAAACGAACTAAAGATAATTCATGAAGATTAAGTATGGAATTATCTGTAGAATCATCAGTAGAATCATCTGTAGAATCATCTGTTCCGACACTGGGGATAGTTTCTAATGTGAAAACTCAAGAAGATATTAATTTATTAGAGAAAATACAATTTTCGATAGAGAAAATGACACAATATCACCAGGTACAAATTTTGAAATTATTACAAACTATAGAGGAAAATGTTGTGTTCAATGAGAACCGATATGGAGTTTTTATCAACATGTGCGACCTATCTGATGCGACATTAAAACAATTACAAGAATATATTGAGTACGTCTTAAAACAAGAGAAGCAATTAGATTGTATTGAAAATCAGAAGAATGAATATAGAGCCACGTATTTCAAATCGTAATCAAGATACCATAATCGGTCTAAAGAGATGAATCCTTAATGTGTATGACGGAAGCCAAATTTCAAAACATAGATAAAAAAAACAAGTATAATGATGTGATTGAAAAATTACAACATTATATGTTCACGACAAAACATTTATCTAAATGTGTAAACACAAAGTTGCGTGTTGCAATGGAGCCAAAGAGCGATGTAAAACCAACCAAAAATAGAGTCAATAATCGTCTATTTGTACCAAAGCAAAAGGATACATTGTTCTGGTTATTGTACATTCTGCAAAATGGATTTGAAGATTATGAACTCATTCAGTCTTCTGTATATACTGTGGAGGTGAATACCAAGATTAAGATGATCGAAGAAATTCAGAAAAATAAAAGTTTACTTAAAAGTTATAAAATTCGGAAATTAACAGAATGTGAAGCTGAACTAATGAGTGCGAAACCAATGACATTCCATTTATTTCAAATCATGTGTATCATTTACAATATAAACATAATGCTAATCAAAAAGAGAACATACTATATGTGCTCCGTGGATGAGAACAAAAAATATGTTGTTATTCATTCTCTATCTGATGAAAAATATGGATATGAGTTGAATATCAAAGAACAGATTTTTGATAACTATCAAGACACCTTATATCGTATTGAACACTATGATAAACTGATGAAAACAATATCGTTATATCGTGCAGATGACTTGAAATGTATTGCTACGAAATTGTGTATACCGCTAACACGTAATGGCCAAAAACAAAAAACAAAAAGGGAATTATACGATGACATTCATATGTTTTTAGACGCATAAATATAAAAAATTGATATAATCTAAAATTATATCGTATGGTATAATATATAGAATGAATTCGAATAAAGGAGGAAAATCCGTTTCTGTACATGACCAGACACGGAATATAATCAATGCATTTTTATCAAACATTCACTCGTATCAACAGGATGGAATATATCACGAACTTGAGGTTAAATTCGCTACGACTAAGAAACATGTCAATAAAAATCAGTTTGACAATGTTATACGTAAGTTGTATAGTTCAGGATTCACATGTGATGAGCCTACAGGTAAATATATGTTAAGGATACAAAATGAATTTGTGAACCCGAAAGGTGAACAAAGAATATCAAATACTGTTCGAACTGAGTTAAATGGATTTCATCTAATTCAGTTGTATTGTAAAAATGAAAATATACAAAAACTTCTCGACAAGGTAGATTATCGCGATCAAGTGGTATTTACAGAAAAGAAGTTTGCAAAACGAAATGATGAGAATATCCAAAACGTTGATGTGCGTGATTTTAATTTCAGAATATCGTATAATACAGAGCGTTCATTGTCCCCGAATTCAGGGATAATCAAATCGCTTATAGGGACATGGGACGCAAGTAAGAAGGTATTTAGATACTTGAATCGATTTCGTTTTAGACACCCAGATTTCCCGATATTTTGCGATATGACAACTGTCAAGAACTCTTCCCGGACAAAAACACCGCCACATCATTTACGCTCATCCTATACATTACAAGACTCAAAGCTATTTGAAGATATAGAGCACTATGAAATAGAACTTGAATTAGACACGGAACGACTAATCAAAGAAAAAACTGTTTTTGATGTGCAAAAACTTCACGACTCAGTACGGTTATGTATAAAATATGTTTTATCTGGTATACAGAATACAAATTACCCCATACCTCACAGTGAAATGGATAGTATTTTATTAGAATACTACAAACTAATTCATGGAAATAATGACAAACCTATTACAAAAATTAATTACAAAGATTTTATAGGTCCTTCGTCATACACGTTACAAATGGAAAATATTCGTAAAGATGATGATATGAAAGTTTCTAATATTCGAAATGCATACACTGTTACAGATAAAGCTGATGGTGAACGCAATTTGATATACATTTCAAGCAAGGGAAAAATATATATGATAGATTCTAATTTAAGTATCCAATTTACTGGCTCCAAAACAGATGAGAAACAACTGTTCTCCTCTTTAATAGATGGTGAACATATACACGCAAATAGAAGAAATGAATATATTAATTTATTTGCTGCATTTGATATCTACTACTTGAATAACAAAAATTTAAGAAAACTTCCGTTTACAACAATGATAGAAACAATTGATTCAGAAACAAGTGAAAGTGGCGGGAAAAAACGTGAAAAATCGTCTCGTTTGGGATCTTTACGATCATTGATCCATTCGTTAAATTCATATTGTATTGTGAAAGATAGTATAACTTCTTTGCGTCTTGAGATGAAACATTTTGAAATAGCAAGCGGGCCAGATTCCATTTTTAAACATTGTGCTTCTGTTATAACCAGAACAAAAAATGTTCACTACGAGTACAATACTGATGGATTAATTTTCACACCTATAGAAATACCGTTGCCTACAACTAACCACAAAAGTACTTGGGAACATTCTTTCAAATGGAAACCACACACATTTAATACAATTGATTTCTTGGTGAAGATTCGTAAAAACGAAGATGATAGTGATGTAGTCAGTCAATCCTACCTTGATGGTAAAGATTTATCAACGAATAATAAAATGATGCAATACAAAAGGTTGATTTTAATGTGTGGGTTCAGTAAGAAAGACCATGGCTATATTAATCCTTGTGAAGATGTGCTACAAGATGTTATTCCTTCTTTCAAAAATCATGAAAATTCGTACGAACCTGTTCCATTTTATCCTACTAACCCTTACGACGATAGTGCACACCAATGTAACGTTGCCTTAAAGTATGATAAAAATGGTGTCTTACAAATGTTCACGGAAGAAAATGAAGTAATTGAAGACAATACTATCGTAGAATTTCGTTATGAAATGAATGCTGATGCACATTGGAAATGGAAACCTTTGCGTGTACGCCACGATAAAACATATCAATTACGAAGTGGTATGCCGAACTACGGAAACGCATACCATGTTGCCAATAGTAATTGGCATTCAATACACAACCCCATTACAGAAGAAATGATCAGTACTGGACAACATATACCAGAAAACTTTGCTGATGATGACGTGTATTATAAAAAGACATCCGGTAAATCTTATACGAAATCTTTGCGTGATTTTCATAATCTTGTTGTAAAACGTATGCTGATACTTGGTGTATCTAATGTTGGAAATACACTTATTGACTTTGCTGTAGGAAAAGGAGGCGACTTTCCAAAGTGGATTCATTCTAAATTGTCATTTGTCTACGGAATTGATGTATCAAAAGACAATATTGAGAATAAACTAGACGGAGCATGTGCACGATACTTGAATTATAAGAAGAGAACAAAACAAATGCCAAATGCACTCTTTGTTTGGGGAAATAGTGGATTGAATATTAGAAATGGAGATGCAATACAAAGTGATAAATATAAAATGGTAAATCAAGCCATATTTGGTCGAGGACCCAAAGATTCAAGTAAGCTTGGCAAAGGTGTATATCGTCAGTATGGCAAAGGTGAAGATGGATTTAATATTAGCTCATGTCAGTTCGCAATCCATTATTTCTTTGAATCGCCACCATTATTACAAGAATTTCTACGTAATGTAGCATCGTGTACAAAAGTGGATGGATATTTTATTGGAACATGCTACGATGGAAAAACCATATATCAAAAGTTAAAGGACAAGACGAAAGGCGAAAGTATGAGCATATTTCACGATGATACTAAGTTATGGGAACTCAAAAAAGATTTCGATAATGACTATTTTGATGATGATTCCTCGTGTATAGGATATGCAATCGATGTTTACCAAGAAAGTATTCATCAAATGATAACAGAATACCTTGTGAATTTTGATTATTTAACTCAACTAATGGAAAATTATGGATTCAAAATCATTTCATATGAAGAAGCAAATGAGATTGGGCTACCCTCTGGAACAGGGATGTTTGAATCTTTGAAAAATCAACTAATAAAAGATGTGCGTAACAAAACGATAGCAACTGAAGGCATAGGGTCATCTTTGAATATGACAGATTACGAAGAAAAAATATCCTTCTTAAACCGATACTTTGTATTCAAGAAAACAAGACACGTTGATCCTGATGATGTCGTTATAGACATGTCTGCTTTCAATGATAAAATGAAAGAAACTGATAAAACGAAAGACGCCAGTAAAAATGACAATGAAATGAAGAAACGCCAAAGTCATAGCGTCTCTATCATTCGTAAGACGAGAAAAAGAGTTGTCTTGAAATGAGATAAATAGGATATTGAAAACAACCTAAACTCAAAAACATAATTCATGTAGCATTCTATGAGTTATTTTTTTTTACCACATATTCAAAAACCATTATCTAATGTGCTAAGTAATGAAACGATAAAGATGAACAAAACTGAACATACTATAACCGCAGCGTATGACATTTATAAGGAAAATGTATCGAATATGGTCGTGCGTGACGATGTCTTGTTTTGTAGATTAAAAAAGCTGGTTCACTATTACAATCCTGTTCTCAACTCAGTAAATGATTTAGACCATGAAGTCAAGTACATAAGCATCTATAAAGCAATGACACCATCTTATTATTTGATGATTGAAATACAAGACCTTTTAGACGTATTGGATACATATAAGCATCAACCAATTCACACATTTCATATGTCAAAATGCAATCCTGGTATTATAGAGGCAATTGATCAATACAGAAATCAACATTCAAAAGATAAGCATACATGTATATATTCAGATGTCTGGAAAGACCATGAAAATTATCTGGAAAAAAATAAAAATATCAACTTTGACGATAATTTATCTTACAATATCTTTAACCTTGAACATTTAGCTCACTCGCAAAAACATAATTACAGACAGTATGATTTAATCACGTTTTTTGATGATTGTGAAAATGCACACATTGATATACCTTATGATAACGTGAATATATGCGATATTGTGTGTCTCAAAGTGATTTATGCCGTGGTGATGCAAAAATTAAATGGAACACTAATATTTAAAATTCCGAATACAACCACGAAAATTTATCACGAACTTCTTTTTATCCTCTCCATATTGTATCAAAAAGTTGTGATAATGAAACCTCATGTTAGTGATTTGTATACATCTGAGAAATTTGTAATTTGTAAACAACTCCTTCCACATGGGTCTTTAGTTAAATTATATGATTTTGGAATATCAATTATATTCAAAGTAACTCAACGAGAAAAAGAGTTCCATTTGACAAATCTTATAGGTACTGACTTACCTTTACATTTCATGAATCGCATCAATGAATGTAATGTTATCATAGGACAGCAACAATTAGATGTCATGAATAACGTCAATATAATGATGAATACACCCCATATGGAGGAAAAACTACATATGCTGACAAAACGAGCATCATACAAGAGTACACAATGGTGTCAGAAGCATCAGATCCCTTATACAAAACTATGAGTAATTATCATGATAATTTATTAAAGTGATACATCATGAAGCTGGTAAGTATTGACGTAGGTATTAAAAATTTAGCATTTTGTTTGATGGAAAAACACAATGATTCTTTTCGTATTTTACAATGGGATGTTATTACCTTATGTGAGGACGAAAAATATAAATGTGGTAAGCTTATTAATGGAGATATATGCGGTAAAGACGCAAAATACAAGAGAAATAATGACTATTTTTGTAAACGCCACGCAGCCAAGGAAGATTATGCCATTCCGACAGCAAAAGATGATATTACAAAAATAAAAAAACTCAAACTAAATTTATTGTATGCTTACGCTGATGAACATCAAATAGAATATCATAAACCTATTACAAAAGCTTCACTAATAACGATCGTTATTAATCACATTGAAAAGACCTTTTTTCAACCGGTGAAAATACAACGGGCGGATACAATTAATTTAATAACACTCGGACGAAACTTGAAGTCAAAATTTGATACCATTTTTTCAAGCGATTTCATTGATATTACCCATGTTGCAATTGAAAACCAGATCAGTCCTATTGCAAACAGAATGAAAACATTACAGGGAATGATTGCCCAGTATTTCATCATGAAAACAAACGCACAAATATATTTCATCTCGAGTTCTAATAAACTTAAGCATCTTGAACCCAGCCAAGAGAAAAATACATATCAAACAAGAAAACGAAAGGGAATATCAGAATGTAGAGAATTTTTAGAGAACAAATATGAAACATGGGGTTCTCATTTCGAAAAACATTCCAAAAAGGATGATTTAGCCGATGCTTTTCTACAAGCATTGTATGTGATAAGAACTCAATTGTGAAGAGACACAGGAAGGAAGTTCATTTTATGAAAAATAATATAGTATCGCGTAATACTTAAAATTATATGTTCTATTAATATCATAATGGATTTAGAAATGAAGTCAGTTGATGATATCAATATTGGCGCTAGTCTACCTTCAACAAACTTCGGGTCTGGTATAGAATTATTGATGAACGATAAGCGAAAAGAAGGTTCTACTAATTCAAATCAAGACATTAGTATTGATGATTTAAATACCCTCGAGGCGGAGTTGAACGAGGCTTCCGAAGTTGTTGATGGTAATAATATTCAATTGTCAGTTAGTGACGAACCTCCAGTCGCATTGTTTGATTCAAACTCCAGCACATTTGATCAAGAAAAGATCAAAGTACAGTTTGAAGAACCAAAGTTAGCAACGGGTTCATTGGAGGATTTGGAGAAGCAAACATGGGATGGATTCGGTAAATTCAACGATATTCCACTTAATCCTGACAAACAAGTAAGTTCACAACCTCAGCTTACAAAAGAAGAAATGTTGCGTGAAAAATTCAAGTACATCAAAAAACTTGAACAACTTGAGAGGAAGGGTGTTGAATTGACAAAAAAGTACAATATGGAATCATCTCTTCAAGAAATGATGGGAGAATATGAAATGATCATTGCTGAGAAAGAAAAAGAGAATTCTGTGAAATTTCAAGGGAACATGTTATCAGCTGTCATCAATGGTATCGAATTTTTGAATAATCGTTTTGATCCTTTTGATGTGAGATTGGACGGTTGGGGAGAACAATTTAGTGAAAATATCAATGACTACGATGAAATCTTTTCTGAACTTCATGATAAATACAAGACGAAAGCTAAGATGTCGCCAGAAATAAAACTATTGTTCCAACTTGCTGGAGGTGCAATGATGGTACACATGACAAATACTATGTTCAAGAGTGCCATGCCGAATATGGATGATATCATGAGACAGAACCCAGAACTGATGCAACAATTCAATCAAGCTGCTGTGAATTCAATGAGCTCCACGAATCCTGGCTTCTCAGGTTTCATGAATAATGTCATGAGTAAACCAGAACCAACACCCATTCGAACTGGTCCTCCGCCTGCACCAATGGAGACACAAGGCCCTCGTTCCATGCCTGCTCCCAAACGTCCAGGTTTCGTTGACAATAGACCATTTGCATCTAATCGTCCAGATATAGCAGCCAGTAGGGGTGATGGTATTGATTTGGACGACGCCAACATGGTTAACCCAAATGCCCCGATGAGGAGTAGCCGACAATCAAGAAAGGAAATGCAAGGACCTTCCGATATTAGCGATATTCTTTCAAATTTAAAGCCAACAAAATCTGTTGTTATGAATGATGGTGCTAATGCCAATCTATCCTTTACACAACCAACAGAAATACCAAGAGTAGAGGAGATCAACCTACCAGAAGAGAATGGTAGCACAATTAGTATCAGTGAATTAAAAGACTTGCAAGCGGAAGGGGCTACTCCTAAACGATCACGACGTCGCAAGAATACATCAGAAAAGAATACAATCAGCTTGGATATCTAAACATATTTTTGCCATATTTTTTTCAAGTGCATAAGTATATGGAAACCATCAAGAAGATAATGTGTTTTTGTAAAACAAATACTGAGACATCTAGCAACCCACGTATAGTAAGAATTCCGATGACACAAGAACGAATATGTATCTGTGAACACTGCGTCGAAGGCAGAAAACACATATACTTCAAAAAGTAAAAAATGATTTCACATCTAATTTCTGTGAAATCATTACGAACAAATTCATACCAATCGTGTAGTATCTTTCATTTTCCTATCAATATGACACCGTTTTGCTACATTCTTGATGATCTTTGTTGTATAATTCCTACCTTTCTCTTCACTCTCGACAAGCGTGTTCACTATAATTTGAGCATAAATGTCGCTAAAGGGTGAGTCTGCTTGTGTATACATAGGATTAGCCTTCATCCAAGGTGGTAAGCTACGCACATTCATTCTTCCTATTAAGAGTATTGTCTTCCGTAGTTCCTCGTTATCAGCAGTATCTTTTTCCCATACACCGTCTTTTTTGACATACATGACTTCTCGCTTCATGTCGCTACAATGAATAGGTCTTTGTTCTATAGAAAGTGCATCCAACCCACGAAGCAATATTTTCCCAACACCTTCTACATAACCATTTTCGGCAGTGTACAGTAGGTCGTCAGTATTGAACTGTAGCGTTTTGACAAAGTCGTCAAGATTCATTGCGTCCTTACATGTCTCGTTGAGAAAGACATTCATATTGAAAGTATTGTTGCAATTTGTGTTGTGAGTGGTGCTATTACCTACGAGTGGAATGATCTCCTTAAACTGTGTCAACATCGTCTGCATCATTTCCATCTGTTCTCTCTTTTCTTCCTTTCGCGTTTCTTCGCGTTCCTGTTCTATTACCATTTGTTGTTTCAAAAATTGTATCATTGTATCGTTTCTTGGTGTGGTTTGTTCATGTTCTACAATGTTGGTTTCAGTGAAGCAATTTTCATATTCGCATATTTTTTTATGACGATACATGCTGGAATGGTGAGAGAATAACTTACCACATTGACACACGTACTTTCTAGAGGACGGATCATGTAGCATTAGTGTAGCATTTTGATGTTTACGTGTCAAAATATGTTTATGATAGTCTTTTTTTGAACCCGTAATATAGTCGCAAATTTCACAATGGAAGATTGGGTGGGATTTTTTGGGATTTTTATGTAGCATTTCTCCTTAATTATGCTACATAAAAAATCCCAATGTCCAAAACGCATTGATCGAAAAAAACCACGTTTTTGAAAATTCAGAAATCAAAATAAGAGCATAATGGTCAGAGGCTGTTTTTGAAAAAAAAATTCTCAAAACTTTTTTCAGAAAATCAGAAATGGACATTTATTTTTGTCCATTTTCGATTTCAGTTTTGTACTTTTGAAAAAATTTGTTAGCAAAAAAACGATGTTGAAATTCTAATATAATTACAGACCTATTTACGTCTTATTCTAGATACATTCAAAAATATTCAAAATATCGGTAATTTGAATATTTTCAGTGTGAAGGGAGGTGGTCTTATGCTGAAAAATCAAACGTAATATCTAGGCGTTTTCATCGCCTTGGTCATTTTGCAGTCTTGAGGAACGTATCGACATATG